ACGTATGCCGTCGGTTTGGTTTTCGCTCTTGCTGGGCAACACTTCTTGCACATTCGCCCACACGGTTGCAAAAGTTGTCCATGCAATCGTTTCGGTGCCGTAGTCTGGGTCTTGCGTCACAGTTTTCGCTTCAATGCGTATGCGGCGGTCAAGTTTGCCAATGTCCATCACACACCCATAGCGTGCCGATAGGGCATCAATAAATTTCGGGATGCCGCAGGAAAGCCCGCGCCATCGGCCCCGCGCTTTTCGTACAGGTCGCCGATATTTAGCAAAATTGCTGCCTTCAAAGTGTCGTTGACTTCAATCCCGGCCTGCGCCATGTCGGATGCTAATTTAGCCAAGGCGTAAACGTCATCGGCATAGCGTTTTGCAGCGTCCCTGTCCACTTTTTCGGTCAACGCATCAGCAGCAGTCGCCGCCGCCTTGTAGTGCGCCGTCGCCGCTGCAAGTGCCGCCGGTGCTGCGGCGATTGCTGCCGCTAATGCCATGCCATCAGGGTAAACATTACGGTTTAAAAACCTGGTTACTTGCTGGTCGGCAACTACAAGACAGATAGCAATAAGCGCGTCTTCTACCGAGTTATCTACCCGTAGGTGAAGTTTTGCGGTCGTTGAATCAACGAAAGGCATTACTTAGCTTTCGTGCGCTTTGCAGGCGCTGGCGGCTCGACAACAACAGGCGCTTCGGCGTATTGCGCAACATCCGTATCAACAAAGTGCTGCGCCATCGCTTCGCCACAGCGCATCGTGTCGCCCGGTGCAAAGCCGCCTATTGCGCTATTTGCACCGAATTTTGTAAATTTAATCTTGACCATAAATGCCTCCAGTAAAGGGGCCGGTTTTAGCCAGCCCCTTTGGTTGAGTCCCGCTTACGCTGGGGTCAGGTCGCCTGCGCGGATAGCCGCTGGCACTTCGCTGGTCAGCGCCAAACGACGCTCAGCACGCAGCGTTATCAGGTTTTTGGTGAAGTTGTCAGAATCAGACTCGGACATTTGCACCACGATGCCCTCACGGTTGTAAATGTTGCCGTGTTGAGCAAAGTCACCGACTGCGAAGGTGTCGGCGGTCATGCCCACAGATTTCACAACCGGCACGCCCCACAACATCGGCTGGCCGCTAGCCATGTAGCTAACACGGACAGCGTTAACAGCGGAGGTCAGTAGATCGATTTCAATGGTTGCCCAATCAGCAGGGTTCAACACAATCGCGCCGGGTGTGTAGCCTGCCACTTCCAGATCAGCAATGATTTTGCGAATCAAAACCAGCTTTTTCAGTGACGAACCCAAGGCCGCATCAGCGTAGCCGTGCGCGGTGAAGTTGCCAGCTTTCAGGAAACCAGCAATATTTGGAGCAACACCGTCGCCAGACACAAGTTGTGTTTCTACCTTGCGCTGTACACCGTAGCGCATCCGGGCTTCGACATACGCGGCCAGGGCAGCGTTGTCCATAGCCAGTTGACGGCTGATCTTGATCCAGTGCGCAACTGTCGCGACCGGCGTACTTACCAGCGCCCAAGTAAGCGCTGATTCGGCCTTGGCCGCGCCCTCTGCTGCCTCTGCTGCCGCGTTGGTAAAGGACGCTTCCTTCGTAAACTCAATCGCGTTGCTGGTCGTCGGGATGCTGGAATAAAGCGACTCGATGGTCAGTACGTTGGCAGCACCAGGGACGATGCCGGGGCGGCGATCCGGCGCGACGTTGGCATCAGCGCCAACCAAGGTGCTTTTCAGCTCGACACGGGCCTTCTGCGTCGATCCAGACTGAAAAGCCTTGTAGCTTTCGGACTTCGTAAATTGCTGGCCCCAGCTATCAGCAGCGGCTTCGCCCTCGGGGCGCAGTACGCCCTTTTGCTCCAGCGAAGTCAAACGGTCAGCGTATTCGCGCTGTTGTATGCCGATGGTTTCCAGCGCGGCTTTAGTGTCGGTGGACACTTTGCCGTTGGTTTTGTATTCGCCGTCTGCCTTTTCAGACATGGCGGTCAGTTTTGCCTCGACTGAATCGAGGGCTTTAAGGATTGCTTCGGACATGATGTGCCTTTCAATAAACATAAAAAAACCGCCTGAGTAGGCGGCTGCTTGGTTGCGGGGTCTTGCGTTATGCGCTTATCTTTTGCAGTCGCTCAAGAATCAGCGCGCTTGCCTTCGCTTCTGCATCTTCTCGGGCATCCCGCCCCTCAAAGATTGCTTTAGCGCGGGAAACAATCGCCATTGCCTCCCACTTGCCCAGCCCCGCATCCCGCAGCAGCCGTTCAATGTCTCGCTCTGTTTTGCACTCAGGCAACAAAGACTCAAAATCAATATTTTTCACGCTTGACAGGTCAACCCGCGCCGCGTTGTCGGCAGGAAAAACCACCGGGGAAACCTCCATCAGCGTTGACCACTTGCGAATTAGCCGACCTTTTTCAGTCTCTTCATAGTCGCCTTTTTTCAACATGCCGCCAATGCTCAAGCCGTCCAACGTAGCGTGCTGTAAGGCCGCGTTTACGTCAGCAGACAGCGACAGGCCGGGGGTAAGTTCGCCCTCGACATACAGGCCGTGGTTATCTTCTTTGGCAACCGTCCACTTGCCAATTGGCATCGACCAGTCGTGATTAAAGAACATTTTTGGCTTGCCGTTGTTGCGCAGGGTCGATTCAAACGCGCCCTTCAAAATGGTGTCGCCATAGCTGTCAACGCCGCCAAAAACTGAAGCATACCCGCAAAATTTGCCGGTTTCGCCATCCATTTTTAAAGCTGTATCACTGAGCGATAGTGTCTTGTGCAGAAGCATTAAAGCCCCCTTTCGGTTGTGCCTTGCCTAACATGGCAAGCGGTAAGAGATTCGATTGGGCAGTGAGGTCGTTCGCTGCCGGGTCGGGCGGTAAGTTTTCCAACTGCCGCGCTTCGTTGCGGGTCATGATGCCGTTTTGCACGTGTTTTGCGTACAGCTCAGCCCGGTCTTTTGCGTTGCCGCGTAGCAGCGCATCAAAATTAAATTCAACCGACTGCCGCGCCCGTTGCTGGGCTGTCATCACCTGTTTGCGTACAGCCTGCTCAATTTGCACTAGCAATGGCCGCACGCTTAATTTGTACCAGCCGTCCATGATCGAATCGATCCCGCTGCCCCAGGTTGTAACGTTGCTGTGATGCGCCAGCACAGGCGGCACGTCAAACCAGCGGCATATTTCTTCAACGCCATATTTTCTAGCTTCTTGCAATTGCATATCTTCAGGCGACAGGCTTAATTGTTGATATTTCATGTTGGCCTCTAGGACATACAAGCGGCCTGTATTGCCAATTGCTAAGTCGCCAAAATTTTTACGGACAGCCTCGCGCTGTGCCGGTGACAACACGTTATCTACCATTAGCACACCGGACGGCTTGCCCTGTGTGCCAAATAGTTTGCTGGCTGTAGTCTGTGCTTTTGCCGCTTCGTCTGTCGTTGCCCGCATAAAATCCAGCTTAGACAGCCCAACAGTGCCGTTGCCCAAATTTTTCATGTGCAGCACGTTTTCAGCAGGGAAAACGGCTACATCGTTTTCAATCCGGTAGGTGTAAACCATCGCGCCATCAGGCAAAACAAAATGACTTACTTGATCGGCCGGCATGGGCCACAGGCTTAAAGCCTCACCCGTCTTATCGTCGCGGTCGATTCTTGCGTAGGCGTTGCCGCGCAAATCATAATTTATCATCATGGAGCGCCAAAACTCGAATGGTGTCATCCGCGCATTGGGCGAGTCATGTAGAAGCCCAAAAAGGCGTGACGAGCGTGCAAGGTCTTTTTGCCCGTTCGCCATGCGCTCATAAGCAAAAAACGGCAAGGACGCAACGATATTTGCGCGCCGCTCAATACACGACCACACCGCCGCGATTTGCAGCGCGCCATCAGCGCCGATTTGCTGCGTGCCATCGACAAGGGCACTGCCAGGAAACGGATATTGCTCGCCCTGCCTTTCGGCAATGGCACCGCCGCCCCGGATCCAGCCGAGGAAAGTAGAAAAAAGTGCCATTATGAAAATACCGGGTTATTGATGAAGTCGCTATAAGCACCCGTAGAAGCCGGGTTTAAGCTCATCAGCGTCACTGCGTTAAACGTAGCCATCAGCGGATCAATTTTCGCTGTGCCGCTGGCCTGTTTTGTAATCATGATGGCATTACCTCGCGGCTCAACTTTTGCATTGCCGACGCACCAGGCCATCATCTGCTGACCACCATGCACCAGTACGCCTTCAGCCAGCTTGCGCTCAGTGGTTTTTATTGCGCCGCCGAGCTTCCAGCCCTGGCTGATAGCAATGACTTTTTCTTCAGGTACATCGGCCTCGACCAGTGCATCGAGGATGCCGCCCAACCCAGCCGGGTCACAGCCTACTTTGTCCAGTAAGCCAGATGCCTCGCACTGCGCGACAATTTCAGCCACCTCAAAAACGTCATCACCGATGTTTTTAACCAGCGTCAAGTTGCCGTCTTTTGCGAAGTCTCGAAACCGTGATGCCTCGCTTTTCCTGCGCTCTAAAACGCTTGGGTGCGCCCACGCTTTTGTCCACAGTAGCCAGTTGCGCGTTACCTTGTCCCTGCCTATGACAGCCAGCCCGAGCAAGTCGTCCAGCCCGCCGCCGTCTATGCCTACATCAACCACTTCGCTACGGTCTAGCAGGGCATCAAGGGTTAGGCCAGGCTCTACGCCTTGGGTTTCCCAAAAGTCTGCTCCTACCCATCTATCTGAGCGAAGATTGAGGCCGATTTCGACATTGCCGTGCTTGGCCATGAATCCGCGAAACGATTGCTCGCCTGCCAATTCGGCTTTGGTAAATTCGCGCTCTAGATATTCTGCGTCTACCGAAACCCCGTAATTAGGGTTAACCATGGCTATATTGGAAAGCTTCAAATGCTCGCCGCTTAAAACCATTTCTGGTGGATGCTCATAAAGCACAGGAAGGAATCGGTCGTCTTTGACCTTGCCGTCGCGTACATCGCGGGCATACTGCAAGTCTTGCTTAAATATTCCGGCTGGCGGTTCGTCTGACTGCGTTGATAACTTGATGACGATGCCCTCAGGCCGTGAAGCCAAGCCGCCCATTGCCTCCCGAAACATGGCTTCGGCATTCATTTTCTTGCCGAATAACCATTCTTCATCGATCAATATCCAACTAGCCTTTTTCCCGCCAACCGTGTCGCTGTCAGCCGCCACCACCTTCAAGGTTGCGCCCATTGTTCGGTGCGTGATGGTTCTTACGTGGTCTTGAACATGAAATAACTCGACCAGTTCCTCGTCAGCCTTAATCATGTCGCGAGCTGGCGCGTATGCATTGTTTGCAATCTCGACCGTTGGGGCTAAAATAATCATTTCAGCCGATGCGCGCCAGTTCAGGATCAGCGCCGTAAGCATGATGCCCGCTGCCAATGTGCTCTTGCTGTTCTTTTTTGGCACTAGCATTAGCGTTTCACGTAGCAAACGCCGCCCGCTGTCCGGGTCATACGCGCCGAATATGGCTGCAACGTAGTCAAACACCCATTGCTCGCACGATTCGCCAAATGTGGGGCTACCGGGTGCATCAACTATCTTGAGCTGCTTAAAGACTTCTAGCGCTCGCGCCGCTTCAGACGGAAATATCGGGGACGGAATGATTGACTGACGCGCTCGCAGTCGATCCGCCCAGTCCGGGCAAGCGGTCGAATACTCCATTGGTTACTTGCGCACCAGCTTTAAAGGCGCGGCTGTTGGGGCAAATTTGCTGGCTGCTTTCTTTGCAGCCTCGTCTTTCTGATCCTTCTTACCGCCCTCGCCTAACTTGGCGTGCATAAACGGCATGAGCGCCTTAGCTGCATCAGACCGCACCTTTACATCAGCCTCCAGGTCGTTCATCAGCGCCAGTAAAAAAACCTTTGGGTCTTTGTGCGCCAGTGTTTCGCCAAGAGGCACAGGAATATTCAGCTTTTGCACTTCCGCAGGCCGTCTACCTGCACCAGGGCGCTTACCGCCACTCTTGCCGGTTATGCCTGCCATTTGATTCTCCATTTGATTTATTTGAAAAGGGGATTTATTGTCCAAATGGGGCAACAGTAGGTTTACAGCAACCGAGCCTTTTAGACTTTTACACCCCCCCTGCCCTTGCCTTTGCTTCGTCCTTGGTCTTGATTGCGTGACAACCGTCACCGCCTGTATGCTTGCGACAAAGCAACTGCAAGTTGTCGTCTGCGTTAGAGCCTTGCTGCTCCAGGCCAATGATGTGGTCAACCTCGTGATCCATTCGCACCAGCCCACAGCCTGCGCATGTGTAGCTGTCTCGCGCCATGATGCGCCTGCGCGTTGACATCCATGTGCTGCCGCGTATGCGCTCAGTCGTGCCTGCCTTGGCCTCTAGCATGGGCCTGCGGTTCGTGTCAATTGTCTTGAGCCTTGGGGGTAGCTTGCTTAGTTTCATATACTGACCTTACATTCGGTCTTGACGCTCTCGCGCTGTAAGTCCTGCCGTGCGTCCGTCCGTTACCGCCTGCGCTTGGCGTTTAGGAGACAACCAGCATTTAGCCGTACTGGTTGCGACTTCGGGCTTGTCGCATGACTCGGCTTTACGGTTTGCGGCTAAGGGTTGTCTAAGTGGCGAACTGTGCAGCGCGTGCGGCGTTCCCTGTAATGACTGTGGCTTATCCGCAAATTAGTGCCGGTTACGCGATCCGGCGGTATTACACCCGAGTTATGCCCGATGTATGCCGCAGGAGCCATTCAGCGCGACGGTGCGGCTGCTTCGCTTTAACCCTGCTCGATGCTCCGATCTGAGGCGGTGATGTATTAAGGCTTCATTTACCTGCTAAGGCCTTGCCAGTGCCATGCTGTTGCAAGCTCTATGCTTACAGTAGCCAGAATGCAAAAAGCCGCCTGATATTGCTATCGGCGACTTGTAATTCGTAGGCGTGTTTATACCCAGACGTTTGAACAATAACATAAAATTACTGCTTGTCAACATTTATTTGGCAAATAAGTAAAACCCTAAACCACACCAGCGGCAATCAACCGTTTAAGCAGCATGACGCGTGCTTCAGTCACGACCACCCCGCGCTCTAGTGGATCGGCTGGCAGGCGCGGAGATGACCATACCGAGCGGCCCGTGTGCACATTCCTAGCGTTTATGTAGATACCCGTCCGGTGCGGGTCGGTCATCTCGCTTACCTGAAAATCCACAGCGGCCATGATTTTGCTGTTTATCTGCCCATCGAGAACGTCATCGCTGCTATC